AAACCATTTGATGTGAACATGACAATTGCCCTGGTGTGTTACCTCACAACAGACATGGCAGGCATTGATGACCTGCTGACCATGCAGGCAGAGGAACTGCAGGCTGTTGAGTTTCTCAGAGGCAACATGGATGCAATCACCTGGCAGGTGGTGAGATGCCTCAGGGATTCTGTTGCACTGCAGAGGCTCAGTGATGACCAGCTAAAAGCAATTGATGCCATTGTACAGGAGGCAGTTTGATATGGATTATTTGAATATTTTTTATGTGTGCTGCTCACTGTGTGGCCTGGCAATGATTCTTATCGGTGCAAAAGACATGTAAACACAAACTGCAAGAGGCAGTGGGTGAATGCAATAGGGATGCAACTGCATGAGGCAGTGTGGCTCAGGATGAGCCAATTTTTAAAACACTTTGAAAGGTGGTGAGCAATGGAACTAAAAGAAAAAATAAATGCAATTACATCAGAACTGAAAAACAGAGACCTGGTGCTTGTGTCTACTGACCTGAAACGCAACAGAATCTGGTTTAAAGAGCCTCGGGTAGGTGGATTGCGATATGTGATGACACATAAAGAAATCACCTGGCACCCCGATAGCGGTGAACGATGGGGCAACACACAGTCAATCACTGAGTATCAAAACAAACTAGGAACATACAGAGAAACAGTGACCAGGCTGATTGAGATTATGCAGCCAAAGCAGCCTGTGGTGCCAACAGAGCTCACCAGGTTGAGAGGGCAGGTTGATGAGCTTAGCCGAAAGCACTCATTAGCAATGGACAAAATTGAGCAGCTCGAGGTTGAGAACATGAGACTCAAAAGAAACAGGCAAACATTGTCTGAGAGGGTTGAGCAATTCGCAGAGGCCTTGATTGAACTGAATGAGGCAATACTGTGAGCCTGGTTGACAAATACATATCACAGAGCCTGGCTCAAATGGCAAGTAAACCAGAGAGCACATGCCTGAGGTGCAGAAAGTGCAAAACACTATTGATTGACATGTTATCGGGTCAGAGAGATTGCAAACAAGAGGCCATGAGACTGTGTATCCAGTGTTTCAATGGTAAAAAAAAGCAGTGTGCCTGTGGTCAATTTCACACACTCCCAAACCTTGAGTGCTTTGATTGTTTTATGAAAAAACGAAAGGAAAAAAACAGTGAGCCTACTGAATGAGATTGAAAAGATAAAAAAGATTTTGCCCAGGAGGATCATGGTATATGGCACTCATGGCATCGGAAAAAGCACATTTGGGGCAATGGCACCTGCACCCATTTTCATACAAACAGAGGAGGGCCTCGGGGATATTGAATGCCACAAGTTTCCCTTATCTGAAACTTATGAGGATGTGCAAAATAAACTCGGTGCGCTGTATGCAGAGTCTCATGAATACAAAACATTAGTGATTGATTCTGCTGATTGGCTTGAGACTCTGATATGGGCAGAGGTTTGCAGGAGAGGCACCCAGGAAAATATTGAGGAATTTGGTTACGGCAAAGGCTATGTGCTAGCAGTTGACTTGTGGCGTGAGTTTCTCGAGGGCCTTAATGCATTGAGGTCACAGAGAGGCATGACTGTGATTCTGGTGGCACATGCCAAGGTGGAAAACTTCAAGAGCCCTGACTCTGAGCCTTATGACAGGTATTCACCCAGACTCGACAAGCGAGCCTCACCAGTGCTGCAGGAATGGTGTGATGAGGTGATGTTTGCCTCATACAAAGTTTTCACAAAACAGATTGACGGAGGTTTCAATAAAAAAATCACACAAGGTATTGGCACAGGTGAGAGAGTGCTCAGGACTACTGAGAGGCCATCACACCTGGCAAAAAACAGATTGAATTTACCAGAGGAAATCCCTCTCAACTGGGAAGCGTATTCCCAACATTTACCACAAAACCAAACAGAAAAAACAGGAGAGACAGTATGAATTTGATTGCAGGATTTGATGCAAATGACGTTGAGCCACAGGAAGAATTTGAGCTACTGCCAGAGGGCCAGTACAAGGCCATTATTGCAGAGTGCAATGATAAAGACACCAAAGATGGTACAGGCAAACTGATTGAGGTGAAACTGCAAATCATTGAGGACCCTGGCAAAGGTCGAATCTTCTTTGATCGGCTCAACATCATCAATGCAAATGAGACTGCAGTGCAGATTGCAAAGCAAACACTGGCAGCAATCTGCAGGGCAGTGGGTGTGATGAATCCACAGGCAAACAGTGACCTGTGCAACATTCCTTTTGTGCTCACACTGAAACATGAGAAGCGCAAAGATAATGGTGAGTTGATCAATCGGCCCAAAAAATATGAGCCATTGAGCAAACAGAACCAGGCACCTCAGCAACCTCAGCAACCACAAAACCAAAAACCAGCATGGATGCAGTGATATGAAATTGAGAAACTATCAGCAGGATTCTGTTGATGCTGTTTACTCATTCCTCTCAGAGTCGGATGGCAACCCCTGTGTTGTCATTCCGACAGGGGGAGGAAAAACACCTGTGCTCTCAACAATCTGCAAGGATGTTGTAACCAGGTGGGGTGGGCGCGTCCTGATCCTCTCACATGTGAAAGAGTTACTGCAACAGGCTGCAGATAAACTCAATATGATTTGCCCTGATATCAATGCAGGCATTTACTCTGCAGGCCTGAAAAGTAGAGACACAGATAATGATGTGATCATTGCAGGCATTCAGTCAGTTTATAAAAGAGCCTGTGACCTGGGTGCATTTGATATTGTGATAGTAGATGAATGCCATTTGATACCACCAAGCGGTGAGGGAATGTATCTGCAGTTTCTCAGAGATGCTGTGAAGATCAACCCAAAAACAAGAATTGTGGGCCTCACTGCCACACCCTACAGATTGAGCTCAGGTTTGATTTGTGGGCCTGATAATATCCTCACAGATATTTGCTATGAAATCGGTGTCAAGGAATTGATTGAGCAGGGTTACCTCTGCCCTCTCACAAGCAAAAACGGAAAGGATAAACCAGACACCTCAAAGCTGCACAGGCGCGGTGGTGAGTTCATTGCAGAGGAAATGCAAAACCTCATGGATGCAGACGCAGTGGTGCAGGCAGCATGTGCAGACATTGCAGAGAAAACAGCCAGCAGAAACAAAACACTGATTTTCTGCTGTGGTGTCAACCATGCACAGCATGTGCAACAGGTGCTCATGGATGAGCAAGACATTGAGTGCGGGTTTGTGTGTGGTGAAACACCAGCAACTGAGCGAGATGAGTTGATTGAGGAATTCAAAAGCGGTTACCTCAATTATTTAGTCAATGTGAATGTGCTGACGATTGGATTTGATGCACCTAACATTGACTGTATTGTGCTGCTCAGGCCCACAGACTCACCTGGCCTGTTCTATCAGATGGTGGGCAGGGGTTTCAGAATTGACCCTACAAAAAATGACTGCCTGGTGCTGGATTATGGTGGCAATGTTGACAGGCATGGGCCTGTTGATCAGATCAGGATTGATGATAAAGGCAAGAGCTCAGGCTCAGAGACTGGAGAGCCTCAGGTAAAGGAATGCCCTGAGTGTCAATCACTGTTTCCCTATGGTGTGAGAGAGTGCACAGATTGTGGTTATCAGTTTGCAGATGACTCTGCACCCAGTCATGACACAACCTCAAGTGATGCAGGCATTTTGTCAAACCAGTATGCAGACAATGTGTATGAAGTCACAGACACCACATACAAAGTGCATGAGAAAAAAGGGCACAAGCCAGGTGACCTGACAACAATGTGTGTGACTTACAAGACAGGCCTCTGGGATACAAACAGAGAGTGGCTGTGTTTTGAGCACAAAGGTGTTGCCAGGAAAAAGGCAGAGTATTGGTGGACGCATCGCAGCAGTGAGCCAATACCAGACACCACAGCTCAAGCAGTGCAAATGGCAGAGTCAGGTGTGCTAGCAAAGACTGAAAAAATTATTGTCAGATCAGACCCCACAGAGAAGTTTGACAAAATTATCAGTTATGAAATCGGTGAAATCCCTGAGCCTGGCACAGCCTGGGCTATGAATATTCCATTTGATGATATTGAGGTGCCATTCTAATTATGAGTGAACTATACAACACAGCAACACACCTCTCTGAGCTCGGGTATAAAGTGTTTCCATGTGTGCCAGGTGGTAAGAAACCTTTAATCAGTGCAGCAAATGGTGGCAGAGGCTGCAGAGATGCAACCATAGACACAGAACAGATTGAGGCATGGTGGACTGCAGAGCCTAATGCCAACATCGGACTCTCAACAGAGGGCCTGCTTGTTGTCGATATCGACGGTGCAGAGAATGAGTGGTTGAAAAATGCAGACATCAGAGCCAGCCTCACCAATAGTGCAACCTCACAAACACCTCGAGGTGGCTTACATTGCATATTCAAACAGCCTGCAGGCAGTGACTAC